AGGTTATAATTTTCTTTTAACCAATCGCTAAATAAATCACAATATAAATCAATGTAAACACCCCGCAATTGTTTAAAATCTACCCTATCTAAAATAGTATCCCAATTACAATTCCCGTTATCATCGCTATAAAAAGACTCACACGCCCATTCAATATTGCCATCGTGGATTGAATTGTAAAACCCGCCAAAATTAATCGTGGTTTTTATATGCTCACTTGCCTTGATATTTTCTTTTAAGCTTTCCATGTTACACGCCCCCTTTAAGTTTAAACTGCATTAATTGGTAGATAGCCTTAAATACTAGGTATTGATTATTGCTTTTAATTGGTTTCATGGTTTTACGCCTTTTTAATTGAATACATTGGATAAGATTTCATAGCAATTCTTAAAGCTTGTAATTGCGTTAAGCCTTGTAAAATGATGTTTTGATTATCATCTACTATATAAAAGCTTGATGTTTCAATTTTTAATGGTGTTTTTATTGCGTCATATTGTGATAAATCTATCATTTTGTTTACCCCTTAAATAACACTAGGTGTTTTTTGCGAAAGCGTAGAGCATTCATCTTTGCTTATTAATCCTATACGCCTTAAATCATTCATTATTTGATAATTGGTGTAGAAAATCATATCCATACCACACCCGCCAATACGAAAATAATCTGAATTTTTAACGGGGCTATATCCTAAAGCCTCAAAGAATTGGTAAAAATTTAATACTTGATGTTGCCCGCTTGTATCATTCTTTGCTAGTTCTACAAATTTAATAGTTCTACTCATACCGCTTTTTGAAACTGAGCCGATAGAGCATATAACCCTATTGTCTTTTATCGCTTTAATATATCGCTTTGCATGGTCAATAAAGGTTTCAATATCTATTTTGTATTCATTCTTTTTGTTATACGCTTTTATAAAACTATTCAATTCATCGGTGTTTAAATTTAGATTTTCCATGATGTTTACCCCTTATTTTGTTAAGTTTATTAAATCTTGTTTCGCTATTTGGCGGGCTTGTCTTATATCGTATTGATAAAACCTTTTATGGTATAAAACTTCAGAGCCGATAGCCTTGTGATAATAAGAGCCGTATATTGTGAAACTTCCATCATGGTGCTTTTCTACACCACCGCTTAAACTATATTTATTTTCCATGTCTATTACCCCTTTTTATTATTGTTATTAAATAGCCCTAGTTTTTACTAGGTGTTTATAGGATAGGCTTATGTTTTTTATTTGTCAACTATTATTTTACTAATTATTATTTTTAGGGGGTTTTGATTTTGGCGGGGTTATTGGCGGGGTGTTGTTTTGTTTTTGGCGGTGTATATATAAGGTATATATGCGGGTGTTACTTGGTGTTACTTTCGGGGGGTTTTGTTATTACTTGAGTATTTTACTTGGTTATTTGGTTTTTATGAGTGGCAACAAATTAAGTATTTGATTTTACTAGGTTTATTTTTTAGGCTTGGTTTTACTTGGTTTTTTAGGGGCTTGTAAGTCATTGATTTAATTGATGTTACCAATGTTGCCGTAGATAAAGTTTACTAATAAAACAAAAAAAGCCCGAAAATTGAAGGTTTATGTTTTTGTAAGTATTTGATTTATATATATTATTATAATTATATTATTATTATTAATTGATTAAAAAGTAATCATGTTGCCATGTTACCACTTTTTTATAATATATAGTGCGGTTTCCAAAATGATAAATTACACCGCAAAAAGAGGTGTCTTTGTTACCAAGTAACACCAAGTTTTTATCCCGCATACCTATTATTTGAGTGGCAACATGGCAACATTTAAGTTTTACCTAGTGAAAACAAAGCATTACCTAGCAAAACTTATGTTGCCACCTTAAAACACTTGGTAACATCATTGTTTTTACTAGGTTTTTTAGCTTGCTAGGTGTTACAAGGTTTAAACTTGGTAAAACCCCCGCAAATAACCTAGTAATACCTAGCACCCCACCCAGTAGCCACCCCCCAAACTTAGTAAACGGAGTCCCAACTTCGTCTTACACTGAATCGCACGTGAATACCCCATAAAAATTACAAAGTTTTACCCCTCCCCCCTAGTCAAACTCTCACCTTCCTTGTAATACGCAATATCAGAAAGTACCCCCTTGCACAAAAATAAGGCAAATGAAAAAAATTTCTACAAAAAAATCTTGAAAATCAAGGAGATAGACACAAAAAGTGCATGAAATTTAAATAAACAGACGCAAAAAAAGACTTATTTGCACGAGTATGTGCTTGATTATAAAAGGATTTACCGGGTTTTCACTTGGTACTAGAATTGGCAGGCAAAAAGATGTTATAATAAAGGCGGGTCTGATCCCACGAGGTACCCGTAGGGTGCTGGGTAAACCTTATACACCTCTCACACCTGGTCAACAGAGTCAGTAAGTGTCAAGTGTATAAGGCGTTTACTTTTTCTTTTATATAGCTTTAGGATCGAAGTTGTATATCTCGGAATAGACGTCTTTAATACGTAAGAACTTAGGACCGTGTTGGTCAAAATCATCATCGCCCCGAACATAGAGTGCTAAGTGAACCATTTCATGAAGGAGCGTCTGGAAGATGGTAGTAAAATGCCCGCAGGAATTCTTGCTAATATGTATCTCCATAAGAACTTCATCAAAACATCCGTAGATACCGGGGTCACTTATGACCTTGAACTTGACTTTAGAAGATCTAGGCATTTTTAGTTTGTTAAAGGGCGGCAGTTTGCATGCCATGTCATACAGGTGGGCTAAGTTTTCAGAGGTAAGCGTAGTAAGCTTCATAAAAACCTAGAATGACCAGGTTAAAATAACGAGGGCAAAGTCCGGCTGGGTAAAAAGTAAAGTAATCATAGTAGTATTTTACCAAAATCTATTGTACAATAGGGAATAAGCTGCAAATTCTAATCAAAGGTGTAATCAGCGACACATAATGAACCAAGAAGTACAACAAAATCAAGAAGCTAATATAGAAGCCGACGCTAATAAGGTCGTGATGATGCCTCACATCGAGGAAGGTGTACCTATTCCTAAGCATTCTCGCGAAGCTTTACCGGAAATGAACAATGAAGACCAAGTAAGACTTAGATCAAAAACGTATAAAGAGTTAGCTGATTTAACTGGGCATGACATAGACCCTACCCCTGAACAAAGAGAAGCCGCTGAGAAGACGATGAAAGAAATGATTACCAACCCAGGTAAAAAACAAGATTTAAAGAAGTATGCGAATGATCAAATGGCATATTTAGGAAGCTTAGTTGATGTGTATAACCACTCTATCGTGGATGACTTAGCAGAATTGAAGCAGTACGTGGTAGCTAAATTAGTTTACGCGGCAGAGCATACACAAAATGTGAAAGAACAAATCGCGGCCCTACGCAGTATAGGCGAAATAGACGGGGTAGATGCATTTAAGAAGAAGACCGAAGTGACACATAAAATTGAGTCGATGGAAGAAGTTGAGAAAGAGTTATTTACTATGTTAACGGAGTTAAAACAAAAAGTACTTAATAAGAGAGAAGCTGAAACCATTGATGCAGAACTTGTAGAAGATGACAGAGACGAAACCCAAGATAACGAGTAAAGAACTTGCGGAGTTAGAGGCACTTTACAGTGTAGCAGACCCCACAGAAAAAGTTAAACTACAAAGACTCTTAAAAGTTTATAAGAGTAAGATGGTTGAAGAGTCTGGCAAAGAAAATTTTTTAGACTTTATTACGCACGTGTATCCGGGCTATATCATAGGAGAGCATCATAGGAAACTTGCGAAAATATTTGAAGACATTGCTGCAGGCAAAAAGAAACGCGTTATTGTTAACATCGCTCCGCGACATGGGAAGTCAGAGCTTATTTCTTACTTGGCACCGGCATGGTTTTTGGGTAAGTATCCACACAAGAAAGTTATTATGGCATCTCATACTGCTGATTTGGCAGTTAACTTTGGTCGTCGTGTCCGTAACCTTGTGGGTTCTGATGCGTATAAAGACATATTTCCACAAGTAGAATTACAAGCTGACTCGAAGTCGGCATCACGATGGGGAACAAACTATAATGGGGAGTATTTCGCGATTGGTGTTGGTGGTGCCCTCGCTGGTCGCGGGGCTGATCTTTTTATCATTGATGATCCGCACTCTGAGCAAGATGCAAAACTTGGAAGGCCTGATGTATTTAAGCCTGCTTGGGAGTGGTTTCAGTCTGGCCCTTTACAACGTCTTATGCCTGGCGGGTCTATTATTGTTGTGATGACAAGGTGGTCTAAGTTAGACCTGACTGGTGAGATTGTGAACCAGATGATTAAGAATGAAGATGTAGATCCATGGGAAGTTGTTGAGTTTCCTGCTATTATAGAGAATAAACAAGGTGAGATGGAGAGCCTCTGGCCACAGTTCTGGCCACTTGAAGAGCTCATGGCTAAGAAAGCCGCGCTTGATATTCGGTATTGGAATTCGCAATATATGCAGAATCCGGTATCAGAAGAAGGCGCACTGATTAAAAGAGAGTGGTGGAAGATATGGGAAGGTGAAACGCCGCCTCCATGTGAGTTTACGATAATGACGTTAGACGCGGCTCAAGAAGCTAATAACCGTGCTGACTTTAATGCGCTTACTACATGGGGAGTCTTTTTTAACGAAGAAGTCAATAATTATAATATAATACTGTTAAATGCAATTAAGAAACGATTAGAGTTTCCTGAGCTCAAAGAACTTTGTATCGAAGAGTATAAAGACTGGGAACCTGATTCATTCATAGTTGAAAAGAAATCTAACGGTGCTGCACTCTACCAAGAGTTTAGACGGATGGGTATTCCTGTCGCTGAGTATACTCCGGGTAAAGGACAAGATAAGATCAGTCGTGTAAATGCAGTATCAGATCTATTTAGAAGTGGTATAGTGTGGGCTCCAGACCATAGATGGGCGCACGAGGTAATCGAGGAGTGTAATGATTTTCCAAGTGGAGCAAACGACGACTTAGTTGACGCAACAACATTGGCATTAATGAGATTTAGACAAGGCGGCTTTGTAAGATTACCAAGCGATGAAGCTGAAGATATTGTAGGGTTCAAAAGTTCTAGGAATAGATTGTATGCAATATGAGTAAAATAGTAACACCGTGCAAACAGATATGTGAACTAGATGACGAAAAACAAATATGCAAGACTTGTAAGAGAACGGAAGACGAAATAGCAAATTGGTTAGATTACTCACCGGCACAACGCAAAGCAGTGATGAAACAAATCAAGGATAGATTATGGCAGACATAGATAAAAGTTTAGCACAAGCACCTCAAGGCTTAGAAGAGTTAGCAATGGCTCAGCCTGACATGAGTATTGAGATTGAGAATCCAGACTCTGTTACACTAGATGACGGTAGCATGGAAATTACAATCGTTCCCGGCAAAGAAGTTGATGATGAGTTTAATGCTAACTTAGCAGAAGATATGGACGAAGGTCAGTTGACTCAATTGTCAGGTGATTTAGTTGGTGAGTATGATGCCGATATTAATTCGAGAAAAGATTGGTTAACAACTTATGTAGATGGCTTAGAGTTACTAGGTCTAAAAGTTGAAGACAGAACAGAACCGTGGCCTGGGGCATGCAATGTGTACCACCCCTTGATGACAGAAGCGCTGGTTAAATTCCAAGCTGAAACTATGATGGAGACATTCCCAGCAGCAGGCCCAGTTAAAACAGTAATTGTCGGTAAGCAAACAAAAGAAAAAGAAGATGCTGCCGAACGCGTAAAAGATGATATGAATTATCAACTTACGGACATGATGCCTGAGTATAGACCTGAACACGAAAGAATGTTATGGGGATTAGGTTTATCTGGTAATGCATTTAAAAAAGTTTATTACGATCCTAATCTTGAACGTCAAGTATCAATGTATGTTCCTGCTGAAGATATTGTAGTTCCATATGGTGCTTCTAATTTAGAAACAGCAGAACGTGTGACACATGTCATGCGTAAAACAAAAAATGAATTACATAGATTACAAGTTGCAGGATTTTATCGCGATGTAGATCTTGGTGAACCATTCTTAGATATTGATGAAGCTGAGAAAAAGATTGCAGAGAAGTTAGGATTTAATCCTACAGAGGATGACAGATATAAGATCCTTGAAATGCATGTTAATTTAGATTTAGAAAATGGTGATAGCGAAGATGGTATTGCGTTACCATATGTAGTTACAATTGAAAAAGGCACAGGCACTATTTTAGCAATACGTCGTAACTGGAATCCAGATGACAAATTAAAAGCTAAGCGTCAACACTTCGTTCACTACGGTTACATACCAGGTTTTGGGTTCTATTGCTTCGGTTTAATTCATTTGATAGGTGCTTTCGCCAAGTCAGGTACTATGATCTTACGTCAACTTGTTGACGCAGGTACTCTATCAAACTTACCAGGTGGATTAAAATCACGTGGTCTACGAATCAAAGGGGATGATACTCCGATTGCACCAGGTGAATGGCGTGACGTAGATGTACCAAGTGGTGCAGTGCGCGACAATATTTTACCGCTTCCATACAAAGAGCCAAGCCAAGTTCTTAATCAATTAATGAATCAGATCATTGAGGAAGGACGTCGTTTTGCATCAGCTGCCGATATGAAAGTATCTGATATGTCCGCTAACTCTCCAGTGGGTACTACATTAGCGATCCTCGAACGTACATTAAAAGTAATGAGTGCTGTACAAGCTCGTATTTACTATGCAATGAAACAAGAGTTCAAATTACTTAAAGGTATTATTCGTGACTACACACCAACAGAGTATTCATATGAACCTGAAATTGGTGATCGTAGAGCTAAACAATCTGACTATGATAATGTAGATGTTATCCCAGTATCAGATCCTAATGCTGCAACGATGTCACAGAAAGTGGTTCAGTATCAAGCTGTTATGCAAATGGCTCAAGCTAATCCACAAATCTATGATCAGGTAGAACTTAATAAACAAATGTTAGAAGTACTCGGTATTAAAAATATTGGTAAGTTAATCCCTAGTGCCGATGATCAAAAACCGAGAGACCCTGTGTCAGAAAATATGAATATTATTAATGGTAAACCAGTTAAAGCATTTATTTACCAAGATCATGAAGCTCATATTAGAGTGCACATGGCAGCGATGCAAGATC